CCACGTTGTTGATGAGGTTATTACCCATGTCTACATTAGAAGTAAACTGGGTTGACCCAAGTTCTGCTGAGTTTTGACCAAATACCAGAACGTCACCAGAAGTAGTTGCAGGACCTGCTCCTGTAACTTTATTCCCATTCATCACAATGCCAACGCCACCAGCCCCCGATGTAGGGATAGTCAACTTGGCAATAGTCATGTAATCCGTGGTTGCCACTTCCTCGTGGTAACCTTCGGGAGACTGCATGAACAGTGGTTTACGTTCTGAGGCCATAATAAATGCTCCTTACTAACTACTATCTTGGGTGACCTCACCACGTAGGTCACGAACCGTTCGTGCCTCCGGGTCTATGGTCATAAAGTTGGGATCCATATTGTACTTGGTTGCGATCTCATTGATTAACTGAAGATACCGAGGCTTTAACTCAGAGATACTGTGCTGAGCTTGATCTATTGACAACTGGCGAGATTCCTGCTGTTTTTTGAAGGAAGCTACAGCCTTCTCCATGTCATTCTGAGCGTTCTGCATCTCCAAGGTTAGCGCTCGGGCGGATAGCTCAAGGTTTCGAATCTCGGCATCGAGTGCCCGAAAGGTCATTACTTCAAGCTCAGTGATCTTTTCAATATGGTCCACAGGATGTTGAGCATTTTCGAGTTCAACCTCTTCTGAGACCACTTCGGCCTCTATAGAAGGCGCCTTCGGTTTACTGCGCCCAACAGGCTTGGTTGTATTCGATTTGGATTTGGTTTTGGGTATCATGCGATGACTCGGGTCAAGTTGAAGGACGGATTGAACAACATTCGCGAGGAGTCCATAGCGACCCCAAGCACCTGAACAAAAACTTTCTGGTTTCCTGTTGCTACTGGACGAGTAGGAGTGGGGATACCGTTGAAACCTATGAAGTAGGTTTTGCCCGGTATAAGACCAGGCACACTTAGGATACCGTATCGAAGGATCTTGCACTGAGTACTGGTACTCTTACTTACAATGGCCCCCACTCCAGGCATCTTGGAATAGTTGGTGATGTCTACCTTGGTAACCTGGATCACCCCTCCTACGCTATCCCCGGAGATGTAGACCAGGTCCCCAATCTGATCCGTAGCTTGACAGTTAGCGGGTAGCTCAAATCCCTCCGTCTGAGCTAGGTTGGTTAAGTCCTCAAGGCTGAGTATCCCCAACCCTTCGAAGTCATCCCTCCAGGTCCCCGCATTGTTGCCGTGGATGATTCTCTTGACCTGACTTAACAGGAACTCTTGAAGATCTTCTTGCGTGATCGAGGATACTAGGGCGTTCAGAATAGCCGAAGCAGTCTTCTGATCATCCGTCTTATCGGCGATCCTGACTACTCGATATCTGACTTTCGTCTCGCCCATCGAATCCTCACGTTATGACGTAGTCGGCAACTACGTGATCATCCGCGTACGGGGCTTGAGATAAAGTAACGGTGTCGTACCCAGTACCAGAACCTCCACTCTCTGAGATCGTGTAATCATCGAGTAACGTCAAGCGCAACCCATTCACAAACACGGCAATTGTTAGATAAGGGAGGTTATGGGTGAACTTCTCAAGCCCAGGAGTGTGAAACACCAGGTTGAAGCCGTCTTTGGATCCGACCAACCCCTGACCCATGCGAAACCGACCCACAGATATGAACATCTGCAGGGCAGTTTGAAGGTTTAGGTAGTTGACAAGATACACTCACGTCTCCCGCCGAATTAAAACGACCGGGTTTCAGCGGGGATTTGCGTATGTGAATTGAGCGGAGAACGCAGCGGTCCCTCCGGAACCTCGAACCCAGATAGATGAGACTAGACCATCGAAGCCAATGCTCTCTTGGCTTGATGCTTGACCCGGGACTACGATCTCAGGCCCACCCTCTTGGAAAGCCACATAGAGGGGAATCGTCGTGCTTAAGTTTCGGATCCTAAAGTTTGACATCTGACGCGGCAGATCAATCTGAAGCGAGTCAGCGAGGCTAGCCTCACTCGGAGCTGTGGCATTGAACCCAGCCTGCTCGTTGCCTACGAAGGGGGGGAGAACCAAGGTAGCCGCGCTCGGAGAGGGACCTGCAGGGACCAAGACACTTGGTATCTCATCACCCGCTGAATCAACATAGACCAGCTTCAACCAAAAGAAAGCAGAATCCGGAAGCCCATAGTTTGAAGGCTTCATGAGGATCTGAACGGTCTTACCTGGTTGAATCGGGTTCTGAGGACCCGCAACAGCAGAATCAACTAGACCCAGGTTGGTAACAGTCACCACTTCCGTGGGGGATGGAAAGTCTGGGCTATCGTCCGTGTATAGACGGTATCTCACAACCCCCGTGGCTGTTGAGTCCAACAAAGGCGTTGTGAAATGAATGAACCCCGGCTTGCGTCGGAGAATTGAGAAGAGGCGTCCGCTCATGATGTCACCTGTATTGGACCTACAACAAATGATTAGGTGGCAGATATCATGGAGTCAACTTTCCACGAGACACAAGAGAATCAAAGGTCGACGCAGAGACGTCACCCTTTTCCTTTCGGGCTAGTTCTTGAGCCTCTTTCCAGGTACCTGTTTCTACCCCATCAAAGTTAGGCTGCAAACTAGCCTTGAACACATGATCCTTCTCTTTCTGAGCAACCTCTTCGCGCCTCTTCTTACGATAGGCGTTCTCTTTGATGGACTTTGTAGCCCAACCACCAGACTCGCCCTCTTTCAAGACGAATCCAAGGTTGCCGGGAGCGAAACCGATCTTAGCCTCCAGACCACAGTTGTTGCAGGTCAACTTCTTGTTCCCCGCTTCTACTGCGTCGTAGTCTGAGTAGGAAAGTCGCTGGTCTCTAGTAGTCCCGCATTCGTGACACTCAATCTGATAAGTAGGCATCCGCAGTGAAACCTTTCCGTTCGATCTACACCTACGTATCCTTTTTCTTGATCGGAATAGACCAACTACGAACTTTGGACATCACTGCCGCAACATGCTTGCAAACCCTATTGATCCGAGCTGGATCTCTGATGTTGGGAGTTGAAGCTGTACCCACGGGCTTCCCATCAAGATACCCTTCCCCCTTGGCATGGTACTCAGATCCCAACCATCTCCATGCTTTGCATGAGCAAGAGAAACTGACGTCCATCTTGGCAAGGGCTGTCACACGCCCCTTACGAGAAGCCTTGAGACGAACCATCTTGGGACCATTGCCACAATCAACCGAGAAGATCCACCTCAGGTTCTGTACGTCAGTCCTCTTGATAGTTACTACACATGCTGTAGCTCGTTGACGAGTCTGCGGGTTCAGTCCATTCTCAATTTCGGAGATCTTAGAGGCTACTCGAATGGGCTCCTCCAGAGAGACTGGAACTTCATGAGCACACTTGAGCAACCATAGTTGAGCAACATTCTCAACTATCGAAGCGTTGTGCCGGTTTGGAATCTCATCTCGGTAGGGGTACTTCGTGATAGACCCGTCATCCTTCACGTGTGGACCAGGTCGACGATAGGTGGGCCGAGCGTCAGAGTGATCAATCTCGTCGGGCTTCTTCTGATCCTTCAAGAGATGATCTGCATCATCCACCCGGTACATCGATTGATCCTCAATGTCAGGCTCTCGCTCCTCCTCTTGCGAGGGTTTGGCATAGGTGGAGGTCCCCGGAATACTCGGATCTAAGCCAACTCCCTTCTGAGATGGACCTGTCCCTGGGAGCCCAGATTCAGACACTAGTGGGGTTGTAAACCCTCGAATCATCGGTCAATGATCCAGTAACTAGAAAAGTCACTTGCTGCCCACTGAGCGCTAACCTTGTCTGCCGCCGTAAATAGGATCTCTGACAAGATACCCTTACCACCCTCTTCCAATTGAGCGATAGCAGTAGCTATCGCTTGCAGGAGAGTGAGCAAAAGCCTCTTTGAGTCCTTAGGGCTCTTTTTCTTGAGTTGCTTCAGGGTTACAATCGCGGTATCCAGGTGAAGTAGATATTGAGCTACTGGGTCAGAACCCTCTTCAGCGGCGGATTTGAAGTTGTCTCTGTTCTTCTCATTCTCATCCTTCCACTTCTTGGCATCCTCCGTAGTCATATTCTGCGTAGGATCAGCGGGCTTCCCTTCCTCGAACCGACTTCGACGAGCTTCCTCAGAGGATGTGGCCCCTTCGCCGGCTGAGTGAGACGAGTAGATGTTCCAACGCGCGTTGTTCGAGTTTCTCATGGGTTTAACATTCTCAGGGTATCTTGGGTCTTCCTAGCCCTCTTATCAGCCTGGTACAAGCGTGAATACTCTCGACGCTTATTAAGCCGTGATTGCTCTTTAGAGGCTCTCGCTTCAGGGGTGAGAGTGTCATTTTCTATCCTAATCTTGGCCAACCTAGCAGCACGAGTTACAGCTAGAGCTCTAGCATTCTTCTCTCTCCACTCCGTATTACTAGATCTTTTACGAACACCCTCTAATTGCGCCTTCCGCCAATCTGGATCTTGGGGTAGGCTTTGCATGACTTCCAAGTATCTTGGGTCAGCGTGCAATAGAGCGTTCTTAGCTGCATTGGCTTTTAACCACTCAGGATCTTGAGCACGTCTATGTCCTGCCTCTACAGTGGCTTTCTTCCAAGAGTGGCGTTTTGATCGCTCACGGCTAGCAGAAGAAATAGCAGCTAGCCAGGAAGGGTCAGCGTGCATCTTCTTCATCGCAATAGAATAGGCTTCACGGCGTCGCCTCTCTGCTTCTGGTGAAAGCAAAGATATACCGTCCCCTCCAACTGTCAGATTATACCCGATAGGGGCTAAGCATTTGTTGGAGTAAACTTGACTCACCTCAGCATCAAAGAGATCACTCAAGGGGCCGTATACTACTTCCAAAGTCTCTACCGAAAAGTTATGAGGTCCGTATTTGTTAATAGCTCTATGTAGAGCGAATTTTCTTCTAGACCTGGCTTGACTAATATGCCTAAGCCAACGCTCTTCAACAGTTCTAGTAGTACACCCCACATACTTCTTCCCGTTCACGAGATTCGTGATCAGGTAGATATACCCAGCAAAAGCAGATGAGGTCATAATTGTTGTGCACCAAAGTCTAGCTTATTGGTGCTTATCTTTTACTACATCCTTATTTTTCTCCCAGTGTGTAGCTATCTCCTCCAACTGGTCCTCAGTTAGTGCAGGATTAGATGACTTAAACCCGTCAATTACGTCCTGTCTCGTAGTAGCCTGGATCGGTCCCATGGCTTCGAGAGCCTGCTGGGATGTCTGGGATAGGGCCATGAGCACCCGACGTACCCGACGACTAGCCTCTTTGGGCGGAATGCGAGCGGACTCTACATCAGCGGCGATCCGACGGAGGGCTGTTGCAATATGACTGGTAGAAGCTGCTCGGAACATGGATGCTCTCTTTCCTTGACTTGGTACTGTGGTTGAGGAGTGCTTGATTGTCTTCAACGCCCTATCGGCAAGTTCTTTGATGTCTTCAAGCTTCCCTTGAAGTTGAGGGGGTAGATCCTTACGTAATCGTGCCGCCTCTAGAAGGATGTTTTCGAGACTCGTAGTGATCTGATTAATGTCCTTCACGTCAAGAGCCCCAGCCATCCTCGGTTGCCCTTGCTCCGGACGAGGTTGAATGAACGGAGACACCCGATCAATTTGACGTATACGGACATCCCTGAGAACGTCCTCCAACTCCTCAACCTTCTCAGGCCTGAGTTGAGTCTTTAGCTCCTCATAGTCCAAACGCGAGGCCGCCAAAGCCGTAGCCCCCAAAGCCTTGTCCAACTTGAACAAGGCATCTGGGATCCCATAGATTGCATCCCCAGCAACTTCATAGAGATGATCCCTTTGAGGAGAAGAAGCAATCAATCGAACTACCTGACTGACGAACTTCTTAAGTTGCTCGCAACGAAGGCGAGCATCTGTAAGTTCCTCTACAAGATAGACCAGTACACCAGCTTCTTTATTGGTTCCCGTAGAGTTTACGTTATCCATCGAGCTAGCTAAAGTACAAGAAGACTACCGGCTCAATCAGGTAGATCTAGCCGGTAGTCTCAGCACCTCAACCAGGAAACGCTTCAGGGAACTCTTCGATGAGTAGCTTCTTGAACTCGTCACTTTCAGCAGCGAAAATAGCCCGGATGACCTCCGGACACTTCTCGTAATTCAAACGAATCATCGCTATCCGACGCTTCCAGTGGTCTGAGAAGTTGTAATCATCCGGGAAGTCCTTACAGAGACCTTTGGCTACCCTTCTTCGGTAGTCAGCTGTCCCATCATTGTCGATACGAGATCTCGGTTCATCATCTGACGGCATGGATACCGTGGTCTCAAATGTTGGAGCTGGTTGCGACCCCATACCCTTCTTAGGCCCATTGGTGTTCCGAAAAGTAATCCCCTCTTGCTCCATAACCGACTCCACAGCATGCCCTGTTGAGCCCGAAGCATCGAAGGTCTCTACACCTCCACCTGAGGTCAACCCAACTGAGATCCCTTCCTGAACCCTAGCTTGACTAGGCGCTACCTTGCCAACTACAGGAGTTGCAGATGCAACCATGACTCGAGCCTTTGGTTGAGCTTGAGAACGCATACCTGATTGATTCATCGAGGCTAGGTTGGTAGTGACTACTGGAGGTGGTACGTAACCTGGAGTTCTACTCTGGATATCACCCTTCCGAGCCTCCTTCTCAGCCACATAGATTGACCGCTCTTCATCGGTCATCTTGGATAGGAGATCCCCCTCAGAGATCCCCTCACCAGGTTGAATCTTGACCAACTCCGCATCTCGAATAGCGGTACCAACTGTGTTGGGGGTCACCTGAGGTGCGGTCTTAGCCGAGGTCTTGAATTGTCTCTCAACCTCAACCCCAAACTCAGCACCACCAATCAAATCAGAACT